CCGTGACATCAACGCTGCCGTGCGCGAGCGTAGCCATCTTGCGACCGGTCGAGCCATCGGCATTGACCAGCCAGATTTTGCCATGGCGGTCGAGCCATTCGCCTTCCGCGGTGTCTGGCAGAAGTTGCAGCGCGAGCCAGTCAATATACTGCAGCGTAAGATGACACAGGCCGCCCTGACTGTCGGACAGCACGCGCAGCACGCTGTTGGGGACAGCAGCATCCGAGCCCGGCAGGGTCGACTGGATATAGTCGCGGACCTGACTGCGCACTTCGCGAAGTGTTGGCGTCGACCACGGCATCGATTACTCCTGATCCTGAATCATTTCTTCCCACAGGATCGAATAACGCAGTTCGATTTCCGGCTGTGGTCCGCGGTAGATGCGGATCAGCGCGTCGATCCGCTGCTCGCTGACACGTGTGGCCCAGACATCAAAACTGGTGCATATTTTCTTGTCGACAAACGGTTGAATGGCGTCGTTGATATAACTTTCGATCAGCGCCAGCGTCGAGCCTTGGCGCGAACCAGCCGAAATGATTTTCGAACGGCGCAACAGCCACAGCCTTGAGCCGATCGGCCAGCCATCCCAGATCAATTCAGCATCAAGATCGCCCCACCAGCCTTCGCGGTCGCTGCTGTCCGGGTCAGGCAGCACGTCATCCGGCGCAGCAAGTGCGTCGGTGCCAAGTGCCACCACGACGGCTGTTGCCAATGCCTTGGTATCGTCCAGTGTGCCGTCATCGCGCACCACCCAATCGCAGGTGACCGAATATTTCGGGAACTGGTTGTTCTGGACGATCCTGACGTCGGGAACGATCGAGGTGGCCATCAGCCAATCCTTGCCAGCACATTGATGGATGGCCCGTTCGTGGTCATGACCGGCGCGAAGACACCTTCGCCTTTTTTGCCGCCGAGATAGACCTTTTTGTCTTCGTTGACGTGGACGTAGGTCTTGCCGTCATCGAGCATGATGTGCCCTTGCGCACCGGCCATGCGCGCGTGCTTGCTCGCATTTAATTCAACAAAGTATTTCGAATCCTGATTATCCTTCTTGACCGGTTTCTGACCGCGCTGTTGCTGGCTGCCCTGTTGCCCACTCTGTGCGCCGGGTGACGCCAATGCCTGCGCCTGCTGTTGCTGCTGTTGTTTCGGCGGCACCAGTGCCATGCGCAGGGTCTTGCCTTGCGGACCTGACCAGAACCCGCCGTCTTTGGTCATGTGGAATTGCTGCTGGTCATCCTTGCCGCGAAACATCGCGGTGTCGCCCTTCTCCAGTTCGTGCAGACGGTGACGGCGATCGTCCATTGGACCGGCCACCGGAAAACTGCGGTTGCCGCCCATGAAGGAAATGAAGGTCTCGGCCCCGTCGGTCACCTTGCCGTCTTTATCCTTGTCGGCGTCAAACACGACCGACGTGAACCCGTAATTCTGCGGCGATTCGATCGCGCTGCGCTCCTCATGAAACATGAAGCTGCCCGACATTTCCTGCATCAGCTTGGTGTCATCAACCCCGCTGACCACCGAGCGAGCCCCGCCAGCCGTGTAACCGCGAAATGAAGAATTCAACGGCGTTGCTCTGTGCATTGCTCCTGCTCCCTAAACCGAAAACACTTCGCTGCTGACATCGCCAGACTGCTGTCCGGTCTGGCCGCCGCCGCTCGTGTCAAGCCCGTATTTTGAATCGTTGAGCATCGCCGGATCGACCAGATCGAGCGTGGTCTCGGTGCCGCGATTGCGGTCCTGCGTAAAAGTTGCGCACATGATCTTTAGTGGCTGATTGAGCATCGCCATCGGGCTGCGCACCATTACGTTGTCGCCCGGCGTCCAGAGGTTTTTGCCGTCGCACAGCCAGCCCTGCACCGTGATGGTGGCGGAAATCTCCGTACCCTTGCGCCACTTCGCTTCATTGCGCGCGCGATCGTATAATTCGGCGATCGTCTTCACCGGCTCTTCAAGCGGTGTGATCAGCACCGACTTCATTTTGAGCAGTGAACCCATGACCGCCGCCGACATCTGGCTTGCGCGCGGCCCGGAATTATCGTCGCTCGCCTGCGCCTGCCCGTCGACCCGATACTGGTAATACGAATACTGCCGCGTGATGATGCACTGGCAGGCCTTAATGTTGATGCCTTCGATCAGGTCGGTCACGATCGGCATCGAGTGCTCGCCGATCATCAGGAAGTTACCCAGATGATCGCTGCCCATGATGATGCCGCGGTCGCGGGCGATCCGTTCCAGAAAATCCCAGATCAGTTCGCCGGGATTATTCTGCATCTTGTCGAACGGCTTTTCGTTCAGCGCCCCGATGATCTTGAGTCCGACCTGCGGCTTGTAATTCTGCAGCACTTTCTCGGCGATCTGTCGCGCACTCATCTTGTCGAACGAGCCGGTTTTGGTATCAACGCTCGATTTTGCCGGGATCGCCGTGAAGCTCTTGCCGATCAGCATCACCGCGTGGTTGTTGGCGTCGTAGGCAACCTGCCGTGTCTCGATCACGCCGGTGATCGCGGTGATGCCAGCGAGGTTGATCAGGCACGGATCATCCGGCTTGAACTGCAGCTTGCTCCACAGCGGGACGGTGCCTTTGGCGGTTTGCCCGAATATCGTGTCGCGTTCGGCAGCGGTAAAGCGGAAGACACTGTAACTGTCTTTCCAGCGCCGCTGCACCCAGACGCTTTCCCAGTCGTCGAACTTCTGCCCGCGCACGACCAGTTCGGCAATCTCGGTCGGCTTTGGCATCAGGCAGACAATGCCTGCCCCATCGGTGGGCAGAACGCCGGGTGCACGATCTTGTTTTCGTTGCGTACTTCATCCGCCCGGCTTGCATCGCCGTAGAGTCGATACGCCACGACCAAGCTCGGTAGCGGTTCAAAAAATTCGTACTTCAGCATGCGTGGCAGCGGCAATGCCGTCATCACGAGATGATGATTGATGGCGGCATGCAGGCTGACAACCGCCATAAATGCCTCGGCATCCATGGCGTCGGCTGCGATTTCTTCGGCCTCGGCAAATGGCTGCATCAACGACTGCTTCACCGCGTCGACATCCTGTCTGCTGGTGAAAGTCATGTTGCCGATCAGCATCGCTTCGGTCGCAAGACAGAACCCGATGCCTGTATCCCTGATCAGCGTTGCGCCCAGCGACTTTGGTGTCTCCAGTTCGACCTGCTCGCGCACGCTCGCGATCTGCGCCAGCGTCGAGCCTGCCTTCATGGCGAGATCAAACGACTGGTCGAGCGATGGCCCGATGTTGTCGGCCATCAGGCGCGAAAATGCAGTGGCGCGCGTGTCGTTGATCATTGTGCGCGCATCGGAGCCCGGCCTGCCGGACGCTGGCACCGTGGCCACGAGGTTCTCCATCATGCGCTCGACAATGCCAGCCGCCTCTTTGGCGTCGTTTCGGTTCATACGTCCTGCTGCTGTCTCTGCTGCCGTACGATTTCCTGTTGCGGGGTCGGCGGCGCGAGCACCCGCAGTAGCTGGTCGCGCAAAAAGTCTCTGGCATCACTCAGGATGGCTTCGGTGTCCGCGGTCGCCGCCGTGATCTGCGGATCGAGCCCATATTCCATAAACGTCATGTCGAAAATGCAAAAGCCGCCAAACCGCTCTTCTTCGGTCAGCCGGTAGCGGGCACAGACGACCCACTCGAACTTCTGGGTTGGCAGTTGCAGCGCGCCGGGGCCTTCGGCGTCAAGCACCCTGCGCAAGCGATCACGCGCAATGCGATAATCGCGATTGTATAACTGGATGCCGCTGTCGTACGGGAACACAATGCAATACCCGCGCACATTGAACGCCTGTGCGCTGTGCCCCATGTCTTCGGCATACGGCTTTTCTTTCTTCGGAAATTCGTGCTCGACAATCCGACGCCCGCTTTCGCGGCTGTTCACTTCGCAATGAAACCGTGCGCCCTTGTACGATGCCGGTCGCAGCCGATTGCGCCATATCGAAGGGATGTCGAAGATCGAAGCCATTTATGTCGGCACCGTCGTCATATCGAAAGCGTTCCTTCAACCGGCCCGCGGCTGGCTGGCTCCATCTGCGTCTGACGGTTGATCTCGACATCCTTGAACAGCCCGCCGCCCTCCGCATCGACGTCGGTGCCCTTTGGCGCTTTGACGTCGACCGAGAGCTTGCCAGTACCTTCGACGCGAGTTGTGGCGGTCTGCGAGCGATCGATCTGGTTGCGATCGGCCAGCGCATCGGAATATCG